TACTGAGACCTTCCACACTGCCCAATTCGTATGCCAGATCAATAACTTTATCCTCCAGGGACACTGCCAACCTGAACATCTCATAGATTTCTTTCTTAAACTCATCTGTCACCACCCTTGGATGTTCGCTACAAAATTCACGGAATAATCGAGACATACCTTGTACATGTATAGACTCATCACGGATACTCCACTCTACTACCTCGCACATTCCCTTCATCTTCCCTCTACGTTGGTAGTTTAGGAGCATTGCGAATGCTGAGAATAGAGACATACCTTCATTACAGCAGGTCTGAGCTAAAGCCTTAGCCGTCCCATGTAGTGTAGATACATCATTGTCCTGCATGAACTCTACCTTATCGAGCATCTCTTGGTAGTCCAGGAAGGCTGTGTACTCGTCATCCGGAAACCCTAAGGTGTCATTGAGTAGAGCATACGATTGCATATGAGTTACCTCTCGAGCTGCAAAGCTCAGTAGCATCATACGTACCTCGTTATTCTTAAACTTAGGAATGAATAGGTCGCTGTAGTTTGTAGCTACCTGCACATCCGATTGGGTGAATAGACGTAGGATCTGGGTGATATGACTCTTCTCGACATCAGTAATCTTACCCTGTTTCCATTGGTCTACATCCTCCTGTAGCTTAACCTCCCAAGGTCCCCAATGTAGTTTCTCATGCTCCTCTGATATTTCTACCGCCCACTGATGGTGGAACGGTTTATAGGCCTCGCTATATTCCATTAACCCTGACATGACATACACTCCTCATCCTCTTTAAAATTATCAAGCTTAATACGCTCAATCTTCTTTCCTACTTGTTCAGCCGTAGATCCTGTATTAGTTCTAAGGTAGTACAGCCCCTTTAGCTTTCCTCTCCACGCTTTTAGGTGGACACTATTAACATAACTCTTATCACTACCACTTGGAAAGAATAGATTAACACTCTGACCTTGGCATATGAAAGGTTGACGTGTCACTGCATGTTCTACAACCCAGTGTTGGTCTAGCTCGAAGGCTGTTTTGTATACATCCTTTTCCCAATCGCTTAGGTAGTCTAGTTGTTGAACACTACCCTCATGGTGGATTATGTTGCGCCACTCTTTCTCCAACCACTCTTTATCTTTACCCAGGCGAAGTCTATGCTCTTCCATAACCTCTTCGAGGTGTTCGTTCTTAACCAAGTGTGCACCCACGCGAGTCCTATGAGTATAAGCGTTAGACTTAATTGGCTCAATACTAGCGCTAGTACCACAAATAATACTGGAGTTAGCATTAGGAGCAATAGCGAGAAGGTGAGCATTTCTTTTACCCGTTCCCAATCCATCTAGGTATTCTCCTCTGGTGTCAGCCAAAGCCTCTGTAGTTTTCTCAGCCTGTGCCTTAATTAAATTAAACATTTGTAGATTCTTACCTGTAGCCATTGCTGACTCCCAAGGTATGTTCTTACTCTGTAGATATGCATGGAAACCCATAGCACCTAGTCCTAAACTACGCTCTCTAGTTGCTGAGTACATAGCCTTCTTCATCTCTACTGGGGCACCATCTATGAAGCACTGTAATACATTATCTAACATTACAATCAGATCACTCACGAGCGATGATGTTTTCCACTCATCAAATCTTTCAAGATTGACGGAGGATAAGCAACATACTGCCGTGCGACTTTCATCTGTGGGTAGATGAATTTCATTACAGAGATTGCTTCCTTTAATTTCGAGTCCATGATCCTTCAGGGCCTGCGGTAATTTTCTATTAGCCTCATCAATGAAGTTGAGATATGGCTCACCTGTTCTGAAACGAACTTCGAGTAACCTACACCAAAGGTCCCGTGCCTTGACTGTATCCCTGACAACACCATCATGAGGATCAAGTAGATCCCAGTCGCTACCATCAGCAACACTATCCATAAAGGAATCAGTAATATTGACAGCATTGTTAATGTTAAAACACTTACGGTTGGCATCACCCCCTGTCGGCATTCTGATATTAATAAATTCCATAATGTCTGGATGGCTAATATTTGTGTACGCAGCATAACTTCCTTTCCTAGTCTTACCTTGTTTATAAGCAGTCATCGCTGCATCTGTTACCTTAATGAAGGGGATAGGGCCTGGAGCCTTATCACTAACAGGTCTCACATCACCCCAGTGGCCCCCGACACCGCCACCCTTAACAGATAACCAAGCGAGCTCAGACTGGTGACTAATGAGACCATCGAGAGTGTCAGGTATATATGATAGGAAGCACGATATAGGCAGTCCTTGAGAAGCAATGTCTGGCGAAGGAGCATTGCTGAGAATAGGGCTACTAAACATAAACCAACCATTTGATACACCATCGTATAACCTCTGTGCTAATTCTAAATCACCTGCGCTATAAGCAACTGATGCTCTAGCGTATGCTTCTTGCGGGCTCTTCTCCTTTCCGCGTAGGTAGTAACCAGTTACAAGTTCCCTTGCCTGCTCACTCATATTTTTATCGCGACTACGATCTATCGTAATCCCCAAGTACTGTGCCTTCATCCTTTTTCATCTCCTCAAATGCCACTGCAATGGCTTCCTCAATATAAAAGTCTGCATCTCTACAGACCTTCTTTAGTTTTATGTATTCTTTACCTACTTTCCGCACAAGATCCGTGTAGTCCTCTCCCTCTAACTTAAGTCCCCCTCCCACATAGTGCTCTTGTAGGTGTAAATCAATCTTATTATTTAGTAGTTCTAGCATTACTCTGACTCCTCATCCCAATGTTGAACGAACACCGTCTCCCTCAGGTCTACCTCGTAAGTCTGGACCTTAGTATGTAGTCGTAATACTTGGTGTCCAAGATCCCCGTAAGCAATCGTGGTTTTAGCTACATCAGAATATAACTCATCCCTACCATCTGTATGTAGTACTCTAATCTTTATCATTCTTAACTTTAACCTTACCTTTAGTAGCCTTCTTAACCTTCACTGAGGTAGTCTTAAATACTGTGGACTCTTCACCACCCTCAGTCCTTACTACCTCTTTCTTTATTCCACTGCTCGTCATCCAATCTTTCATATTCCTTCCTTGGTATTGCATTAGCAAACCTATCTAATTTGTAGTCAATAAACGATACACAGTACCATTCACCCTTGCGCTTCTCACACATCTTCCCACCGTCTTCAGACATTAATGTCATTTGTAATCCCTGGCGTAACTACGTAGGAAATTATCACCTTCACTAGTTGCCCGCTCCTTACCTTGATACCTTAATTTCTTAACTAGGAAGTCGTAGCGTTCTTGTAGCTCCTCATGTTGTAACTTCTCTGACTCATACAGCTTATGCCATACAATAGCTGAGTTCTCAGTGAGTTGTGCGTAGCGTTCCTTCCGTGACCAGTAATCCTCATTTGAAGTATCTATCACTTGAGTCTCCATATATAACCATTAGGTCTTTCTATCCACATACCATTTGCACAGTTGGTTGAGTTATCCTTATACTGTTTCATCTTAAAGACCTGATAGCAGGTAGCTACATCCTCACACTTCCACACTAAGTGGGTATTTAACCCATCATTCCTTACCAAATGAAACTCAGCCCTCTCAGATGCTGCAAACTCGTACTGATCTACCTTGGCATGGACTTCATACATAGTTCCAAGTATGATGAGTGCCCCTAAGATCAACCACTTACGATCAATCAGGGGTTTCTCGATCCAATCCATGTTGTCCACCCCTTTCGAGTGTAGTCGCCACGGTGTCATCCATTTTTTGTAACTCATTAAATCTCCTATTGTTGTAAATCAGTACTACCCCTTGTGGCAAATTGTAGACCTCTCTCAGGTGTCCACAAAGTAAACTTTTCGGTATCTTCATTAAAGTCCCTCAGCATAAAAACTAGTTGTGCCTGTGTGGTAGCAAATTTTTCATCACATCCTGCCTTCTCGTACTGTTCCATAATAGCTTCCCAGTAGTCACCCTCACTTGGCTTCTTTAAAGCTGTCAGTATCTTCAAGGCCTTAACCTTACCAATACGTGGACACCCCTTGATTCCATCTACACTGTCACCCTCTAGGGCCTGTTTGTAGAACCAGAAGTCAGCCTCATCCTTATCAATAACGTATCTCTCCAAGGTGTTGTAGTTGTAGTGACTACCATGGGCTTGA